CACAATTGGCGGCCGGGTCCGTTTCAGGTGAAGCTTATGTGCTAGTACGTCCTTTTGTTGGCGATGCTGGTGTGGATTCCGAGTCTTGGGATGAGGGAGCATGGTACCGAACGCACGGGTTGATTAATTTTTCTCCCGATCCGCAGAGTACATCTTATGCTCCTCATCCTGATGCTAATTGGTTATTCCAACACCGCTCCTATCAAGGGTTAGCTATTAGTGCTATGGCAACATTTGGTCCGTATACTTTGTTCTGTGTAGCAAAAGAACCAATTGACGCGCAAGAATTAGCACCTATGGAACCACTTCCTAATGCTACAATTGAAATTCATAAGATATTGATTCCTAATTGGAGTAATTCTTGGATTCCTCGTTGTATGTTAGAAAATGTTCCCTGGCCTCTAAGTTATGTGGTTACCACTCGGCCAGTTCCAGTGTATATACCTGTATTTTTAGATAAAAACATAATGTATAGATGTCGTTCTATTTCTGGCTCTTTGATTGATTCGATTCGTGGCACGGTTACAAATGCCTTTATGGATTCCCCAACTATGCGATCTATCAAGATGCGATTTCCTCGTTACTATAATGAAGTGCTGTATGGGACTACCTATGCAGTTATGTTAAGTAGACGTGAAGAGGATGTTCAAGACTTGGTTGAGACAGTACACGATTTTCATGATGTTGAGACTGATTTAGTCAACGCCCGCTCTGGTATTACGCGAGTTCCTATAACACGGTATGCCAAGTTGTTGGGAGGTTTGATTTTAGGTCTTATTACAGTGCATAAGATTTTTCGTATTTGTTACGCGTTGGGTAATTTTGGAGGTCGACCCCCGTTCATGGCGATCTTTTCTCAATTGGGACGTTACTTAGACAAGGCTTGTAATAGGGTGATAGCTACTACAAAAGATGTGTTAAGCCCCTCTTTGGAGAAAACCAATACAGTTGTGCTCAAATATTTTAATGGTGTCAAAACCATCGTCGATGAAAACACACCCGTTCAAGTTATAAATGCAGTTACCGAGTGTAAAGACACTGGAAAAGAATTTGTTTCTCTTATGAAAAAACATTCTGTGTTCCGGTTCTCTATGCAAGAAATTCGTATGTATGCTTACGCGTGTTATGTTGCCGTCGGTGCTCCTCTTGTTGAAGAATATTTGCGTTACTGGCCTTGGCTTTCGAATGTACAAATGGTTTTTGAGATGTGTGAAAAATATTTTTTAATGAAGTCACGTAGTGCGGCTTTATTTTCTTTTATCTTTCATACTTCTTTAAATGTACTGACAAAGTTAGGTGTTCCTTATCCTGTGCGAGTAGCTTTACATAGCTATTGGAATATGATGGCAATTAATGCTGGGGGAATGGCGATGATGGAAGATTATCAAGCTGCTGAAGCTTTGAAAGCAACTGAAGAAGCTGCAAAATCCATATCCGCCCCTGTTGCGTCAGCGTTTTCCTCTATGTTGTGTTTGTTGTTTGCCCCTAAGGAATCCAGTGACATAGTTACAACCGTTCGGACTAGTAGAGCTCTAGGAGTTCCTGTCAATGTGCCAATAGGTGTTCATCCCATACCTCCATTGACCATGTTCTCCGCTACGAATAGCAAGCCGTATCAACCTACTCTTAGGCCGGATGCAGTTATTCGTTTAAAAATTGACGGTGTTGATACGCCAATTGTTCCTTCTACTTCAGATTTCTTGTACCAATGGAGTGAGTCCAACTCTTGTACGAGAGGAATCTACCCTTTGTTGTCCCCTGTGAATTTTATGCATCGACCGGCAGTTAGTCCTATTAATTTGTTAAATGCGGTGTTGATGCGTACAGCTAATAATCCTTACCACAAGATTGTGGGTGATGATCCGGTGGCTTTTGAACTTTTGAATGATCAAATAACAGCCCGTTGGGAGAAAGTGTGTGACCGTAGGTTGCCTTTATACCCACGTGATGTTGTTACAACATATACATTAGAACAAGCTGTCTCGTCAATGCCTTCTGCCAAGAAGAAAAGGATTTTGAACGCTGCTCGCAAGGCCAATAATGAGGGGCCTCTTTTTGAGGATTCTAAATCTATCTCCATTAAACATGATGAAGTTATATGTGCCAAGGTAGTACAAGGTCAGATGTCTATTAAACCGAGAGCAATCGTGCAGTTTTCTCCGCTATTTATAGCCGAACAAACTGCAGTTGCTCATACGTTATCTGATGTACTCCATGATATGTTTAATTTATTTGTTATTTATAAATTTGTTATCCCTGGTTTTAATAAAACAGTTGATGTGTCGTATATTTTTGCTTCGG